CCATGGGGTGGCTCGGTACGAAGCGCACTCGCAAACCGATCGCCCATTCATGTATGTTGCTCATTTGTGCGGCACGGTGCCTGCCCCAGGCGGGACTGTGGTGGGGGTCGGTACGGCACTACCCTCCGCGCCGCCTGTGCTGAGCCCACAACCGCACACAAAACACACAACTGCGATGTACTTTTGCATCTGATCCTCCACTAGTAGAGATAAGCGCAGCCGGGGACTGCTGTGCAAAAATTCGTCCTAGAAGGGCAGGTCGGGCTCGTCCTTCGCAGCCTGATCCAATGCCTCGATCCAGGCCACAGCCACCGCCGCAACTTGCACAAGCTCTTCGCGCACACGGTCGGGCGTCTCACTAAGAAGCGCGCGTGCGACCTCGCCGACCTCTTCGACCAACACCGCGAGCGCAGCACTGTCGGGGTCGGGGGCTGGCCACTCACCAGGGCGGCGCTCCCATTTGGCATCCTGCCGCACCCGCTCGTCTTTGACTTCTGCGAGCACACGCCACATTTGTGGATCGGTGCGCAACTGGATTATCGCGGCGTCGATTCGCTCTTCAAGCAGCTTCACGCGCGCAGCGCCGCGCTTGCCATATTCATCACTCACAGGGACCTCAGTTCTGCGTGCGCCGTTGCGCACTTTCATCGCGCACGCGTTCGAACAGCGTTTCGTTCGCAGTAATCACGTCGGGCAGCGAGCGCCCCACCACTTCCTTGGCGATGCTCAACAGCAAATCTTGCTCCCGCAGTGAGCCATCCAACGACCGCAAGACGCACGCCATCAAACCCACCTGATCATCGCCTTGCCCATGGTTTCGCACGATCGAAAGATAGATAGCGACCGTATGGTCAGGCACACGTCGGCAAGTCGGGCAGCCCTCACAATCGAGTGTGCTCACGGGCGCACCAAACTCTTCGACGAACCGTGCCCACAGATGCGTTCGCAAGGACTCCCCGCGCTCAAGCAGAAGGCTGTCTTGTGTGAGCAACTTCTTTATCGCTTCAAGGATGCCCAATGTGTTCCTCCGAGACTGTGCATGCAGCCTATATACCCGATAATCAAATCGCGTCGTCGTGGTTGTAGAGCCCTGTGCGAATCAGCAACGCAGTCAGTGTGATGTAGGAATCCTCAACCCGCTGCTCGTCCAGTGGATTGTTGGTGCTGCGATATCGCCGAACGCATCGCACGAGCGACAGCGCCTCGCGCGCAACCAGATAATGCGCGCTATACATCCAGCCCCCGAACAGGCCGCCGCACACGAAGCCGAGCACCAGCACAAGAATCACAACTTCGCTCCCCCGCGGGCTTCTTTATCTCGCGCATCGCGTGCTTGTTTTGCAGGCTCGCCGATACGTTCGCGTGTAGTCGCAGGACGTTCGCGTGCGCGCCACAGATCCCGGTATGCCGCGTCGAGCACTGCGAATGTTTTTGGGTAGTGCAGCACGAGGCGCCTGCGGTCATAGAGATACAGCTTGGTTGTCTCGGCTGCGTTTTCGATCGGCAGCGTCTTGGCGTAGTCGCTCACAAAGCCTTCGCGCTTGCTCACCTGGTACAGCCTGTTGTGCCACTTGCGCACCGGCGCGGTGCCGCCCCACTTGTGCATGAGATAGACATTGAGGCTGTGACCCAGTTCGTGCCGCAGCACTTCAGGGATGCGCTCGGCGGGAAGCTGCGTCGCGATGCGGATCTCGTTGCCGGTCCAATAGGCGAGATCGTGATCGTCCATCGGATTTTCGGTGCGCGGGTGATCGTGTGTGATGAGTGTCACGCCCACGCGCTTATCGAATAACTCGGGCGGGGTCCGGTTGATCACCGCCTCAACCGCAGCACGCTTGACCGGATCGGACACACGGATCGCGACGCCTCGATCAGGGACGACTGCGCCGTAGGTGACGTTCGCTTTGCGCAGATCACCAGCGAGCAACTGTGAACGCGACAAGCTCTCAGGCATCAACTCGTTATCTGCATTGAATGACCAACCGTGCGGAATGTGAACCAATTGGCAACCACACCAGGGGTGCGTCGGCCCAACAATCGCAGCCCACGACGATGCGCGCTTGCCTACGTTCGTGCCGTTGCCGATCAACTCAGCCAACGGAAAGATTCTCGGCGCACTACCTTGCCCGCCTGTCAGGTGCAAGCGCACGCAGTCATCACAAGCGTCGCCCGATGGTATCTTGGCCACCCGCGAATGCTTGGGGTCGCCCTCGCGCTCGACGAGGCCCGCCACGAAGCCGTGGTTGACCGCGGCCTGCGTCTCGGTCGCAGCGATACGCTTGAAGCCTCGTGCCCAGTCGCCGGTCTTGTGGCCCAGGTCAGACGCGAGTTTCCGCCAACTCTCTTTGCGCATGATGTTGTGCGCGAGCGCGTCGCGAATATCCTGTTGATACTTTGCGCGCTGTTCACCGTCCGCTTCGATCGCGGTGGTCGAAAAATCATCTGCCACCGTGTTGCCCAGCCCCACGATGGTGTTCGCCGCGTGATGCTCGGCCCAGGTGAGCGCTGCTTGCTCTTGCGTCGATAGCTCGGGCGGCTCCAGTGCTGCGTACACGCTCGGCGTCAGAAGGCGCGCCGTGGCCGCGAGCGCCCCTTGCTGGCCGAGCACCACCCCGTAGTTGTACGCAGTGGATATTGCTCGCACGGCGCTCGGCGGTAACTCGTTGGGGCCGGGCAGCCATGTGTACGCGAGATCGGGCGGCAGCACCCCAATATCGATCAAGCGCTGCACGTCTTCGTTGCTCACCACGCGCGGATCGATCTGTGTTGCCGCGAACGCGAGGTGATAGTCACTGATCAGTTTGCGTATGTGGGCAAGTTGTGTCGGCGTGAGCAGCGGCACGTAGTCTTTTTTGTACTCACTCTTGTCGAGCGAATCGAGCAGCACCTCGCGTTCGACGTACTCAATGATCACCGCCATGAGCTTTTGCAGTTGCGCTTCGTATGCGGCTTCGAACGCGCCGACCGAAGAGAGCATCACCGGGTGGCGACGGAACGTGCGCTCGCTGTACTTGAGCGGCCTGTGCTCGGCCTTGATCAACATGTGCGGCCCCAGGATGGCCTGCGCAATATCGAGCGGGTGTGCGTCGTCGGGTGCGATGATCTTCATAGCCGCCGCACCGTGCGCCCAATGAACCACCCTGCGAACAAAGCCGAGCAAATCCCGAACCAGAGATTGCTCGTTGCTTCGGTGACCACAATGGCCACGATGCTGGTAGTGATGCCCATGTCTATCCCGCTCATCACGGCGTACCGCCTTGCTTGATCTTCCTGATCTCCGCAATGCGTTTTTTCATCGCCTGTGCGCGGCGACACAAGCCCGCGAAGCCCGCCATGCGCACCGCGCCATCGGGCATCTGCCCTAGCCGCAAGCGCGACAGAATGTAGTCGAGCAGAAGCACTTCGTCTGGACTGAAGCTGTTGCTGGCAGCGAGTCGAGGTGCTTGGGGCGTATTCGGCATGCCCTGATCTACCCGATAGGCACCGTGTCAGCAGGGAAGTGAAACCAAATCGCCCCCGACAAACGTCTTGAGGTTGAGCCCGGTCGTCGGCATGAGGTTGTTGATGTGGACGCTCGTCGCCTTGATCGTGGCGAGCAGGTAGCTCTTCACGCCGAACGCAGCATTCTCGCCCGTAGGATCGGCGGGTCGAAACACACGCACGTTGGTCGTGCCGGGCGTCGCGTTGGTGCCCGCCGTCGTGCCTGCCACCAAGCCCAGCGCAGTGAGCACCGCGGGCGTGCTCGTTGCGAGCACCTTGACGACGCTGCTTGCCCCGAGCGTCGGGCTCTTGAGCCGTAGCTGGCTGCCATTGGCCAACGCCACCGGGGTCGCCTGGAAGCCCGCGAGGCTGGCTGCGTAGTTGATGCGTGCCAGCACCTCGTTGCGGGTTTGGTCGGCGACCGTGAAAGTCGTTGTGAAAGGCACCCCGTCGATTTCGAGATCCAGCGTCTCGGCGCCCACGAACGCAGTGGGATAGGTGCCTGCCACGCCGTCAACAATCGCTGCGGTCGGTGTGCTGCCGCCGAACACCACCTCGAACTCGCCGTCGCCTTCGATGTAGAGATAGCGGCAATCAATCACGTCGCCGAACTTGATCTCGACGTTCTGCTCACCACCATCCAGACGGTAGGTGCCGCTCTCGCCTTTGGCGAGCGTATCGAGCAGTTCTGAGAGCAGGCTGTCGCCGCCGAAAATCCGCTTGCTCAGGTCGTTGTCCAGACCCACAGACAGATCCAATTTGGTGCTGATACGAATTCCGGTGCCTGCGGTCATGGCTTCTGCTCCCACTCCAGCGTGAGCACGCGCTCGCCGCCAATCTCTTGATAGCTTTTGCGCAGCCGCGTCGCCGTCTCGGCGAAGTGTGCGGCTGCCTGAATTGTGTCGCGCTGCGAACGCTGTAGATTATCTGCGGCGTCCTGTGCCTGCTTCTGTGGTGGCCCGGCCTCATCGTCTGTCTCTGCGTCGAGCCCAGCGTCGCCGCTCATTTCATCCCCACCCTCATCCATCGCATCTTCGCCGGGGCCAAGTGCCGCATTCGGGTCTGCACCAGCCGCCGCTTGCTGTTGTCCCTGCACCCACTGCAAGTACACCGGATTGAGAATGATTTCGCCCTGCTTGTCGGGCAGCGGCGGCTCGTCCTGCTCGGCGCGGATCTCGTTGACCGTCTTCCATTTCTCAACTTCGTCCTTGCGACGCGTGCGCTCTTTCTCTTCGCTCTTCGCGTCCAGGCCCGTGAAGCAAAACTCAAGCTCGGGCGCTAGCTCCCAGATAATGTGTTGGTTGATGTGATCGACCAAGTGATCTGCGAGCGGCACCAAACCCTTATCTTTGCTCTCGGTAATCTCGTCGGCGTTGGGGCGAGACGCAGACAACGCACTGCCCTTGCCGCCCGAACCACCACCCGTCTTGAAGTCGAAATTGATCTCAAGCGGATCGATGCCGAACACAGAGCAGATGATCTTGGTGATCCAATCCATCCACGCGCCGTACTCCATCTCGCGGTTGTTCGCGTGCATGGAGATCCATTGAATATCCTCGCTGTTGAGGATCGGTGTCTTCCAGGCGTTCTGCACGCCAGAGATCATCGAATACCACATGCGCCGGAACGCGCGCAGTTGGCGGTCGGGGATGGTTCCCTTGATGTTGAGCACGCCTTTGATGGCGCTGCCCTGAGTGAAGAAGTTTTGATTGTACTGGAAGCCATAGAGCCACGCGGTGATAAGCCGCACGGTCTGCTCCATCGGTGCGAAGCCGAACCCGTTCGCCCGCAGGTCACTGCGCGGATTCATAATGCACCACGCGAGATCATCCTTGCCGAACTCCGCGATCACGGTGCTCTCGTACACCTGCACGTAGGCCACACGATCGCGCATCTGCTGCGGATCGAGGTGTTCACTATCGACCACAGCAGGGCGAATCGTTTCGCCGGGCAGACACACGAAGCGGGAGATACGGCCCTTGCGGTCGCGTATTTTCTCGAAGCAAAGCTGATCGTAGATCAGTGTGTCCCGAATGCCCTTGCGCATGAACGTGCGGAATGAATCTCTATCGCTCGGCTTCTCACCGTCAAGCAGTAGCCCGGTGGTTTCGAGCATGCTTTCCAGTTCGCGCGCCTTCCCAATCTCGCCCTTCGTCATCTGGCGCTTTTGGTCCCGACGATCGCGAAGCATGATGCGATAGCCGCGATCGTAGGTGCCCTGTTGCGGGCGTGCGAACTGCGAAAGCTGATTGACTCGGGTTTGTATGATCGCGGCGACCACTGTGTTCGACACGCTCATCTGCCGCAGCGTCTCGTAGGTGA